CCGTGGCACCCCAGAAGGAGGCCGCCGTGCTGGAACTTCCATGACAGCTGTTAGCGCTTCTTATACCGAAGTGCTGGATCGGGGATATAACAGGTTTACTGTACCGATGTACGGCGGGTTTGATGGGTTTGATCTCTTTGAGAAGAATCCGTTTAATAACACGCGCGCCCTAAATAATGGTGGCACCAAGACAACAGCTGCCTATCCCATGTATTATACTCTCCGTAAGGCAATTGACTCGGTGAATGACGTAGACCAGGTTAATATTAACATGGCTGCGATGCCGGGTGTTACAGACAAAGACGTAACAAACTATATGCTAGCCATGGCCGAGCAGAGAAAGGATACTCTTGCGATTATTGATCTTGCTAACGGATATATCGCGAACACCGAAGGTACTCAGTCTTTCAGTGCCCGAGTAGGTAGCTCTGTTAGTACAATTAGCGAGGTTAAAGACCGTAACCTGAATTCAAGTTATGGTGCTGCATACTATCCCTGGCTCCAAATTAATGATAATTCTAAGGGCGCTCGACTATGGGTTCCACCTTCTACGGTGGCAATGGGTGTTATGGCATCGTCAGCTGCTCGATCGGAGCTTTGGTTTGCTCCTGCTGGGTTTAACCGCGGTGGCCTCAACAATGGCTCCGCTGGCCTTAATGTGGTCAATGTAATTGAGAAGTTAACCGCAACACAGAGGGATAATCTCTATGAGGTGAATGTCAACCCAATTGCGTCATTCCCAGCTGAGGGTATTGTGGTGTTCGGTCAAAAGACACTACAAGCAACTCAATCAGCACTGGATCGGATTAATGTTCGACGCCTCATGATCTTCTTGAAGAAGGAGATTAGGTTAATCGCGAACAATATTTTATTCGATCCAAATGAGCAGGTTACTTGGAATCGATTCCTCAATCAGGTCAACCCCTTCTTATCTTCTATTAAGAATCGGTTTGGTCTGTCGGACTATCGGGTTATTTTGGACACCTCCACAACAACTCCAGACATGGTTGATCGAAACATAATGTATGCCAAGATTCTTCTGAAGCCAACTCGAGCAATTGAGTTTATTGCACTTGATTTCGTGATTACAAGATCGGGAGTAGAATTCGAATAATAAAGAGGGGGGTTTTACTCCCCTCTCACTATTTAATTTAAAGAGGATATTAAAATGGCAGAATTTTGGAGTTCAGCAGCACAAGAGCCAAAACGCTCACATCGCTTTTTGGTAGATTTCACTTTACCCAGTGGAACTAGTACTCAAATTTACGCAAGAACGTTTCAAAAGCCAGCGTATACGATTGGCGTAACCGAGCACCAGTTCTTGGACAAGACTTTCTATTACCCCGGTCGTGTGAGTTGGAATGAAATTACAATGCAGTTTGTTAACTCACTGGACCCGGATATGGATCTCGAGCTTCAGACAATTTTGCTTCTTTCTGGTTATCAACTTCCTGACGATGTTGCAACAGGGGGCTCTGTTACTAATCCTGCTACAGTCAACAAGCAGAATGCGGTTGGCGCGCTTGGGGGAGGCGTTCGTGTCTCCGAAGTGGACGGCAATGGCCTAACAATCGGCACGTACGATATTCATAATCCTTTTATTACATCAGTGAGTTATAGTAATCTAGATTATGGTACTGAGGACTTGTTAACGGTTGATATCAACATGCGTTATGACTGGGCTACCTATATTCTAGGCGGCTAGATAGGGGGAACCCAAAATGGCCCTCACAATCCCCGGCCTCACACCGGGAACTACAGCAAAAAACCGTCGTTTTTGGGACGACACATTCGTAGAGCCAAAACAACAGCATAGATTTGGTATTAATTTCCCTGTTTATATGAACATGGGCCCCGAAGATACTTCGGAACTTGCGCAACTTTATGCCGATGCCGAAGCGAATGGCGGCGTCGATGCCACACAGGGCCGGAGTCTTAAAGTAGGCCCCAGCAATAGGTACAGGAATATTGGGACAAGGTCAGACGGATATGGAAAAGGTGGCCTATATCTTCGTACAAGTGAATATATAGGCTTTTCTTTTACTCCTCCTGCTCTGTCCTTCACACAAGGCTATACGGACACTGAGGTCGGCGGTGCTTATCAGCCAGACGATAGCAACAACAAATATGCGATGGGCGATGCAACGCTTACTTTAGTTACTACTTTACGTGATGATTTAAACTTTTCTTTAAACTTTTTATTTGCGATCAGTACCCATACAACCACTTCCAAAGGCGCCGCTCGCCTTTTTCCGGCGGCGGTGTGTGAGGAAAAGACCCCCAAGATCCTGGCGATCAAGGAATATAGTGCGAGGCAGGATACTATAGGTTCGTCCGATGCCATACAAGAAGCGATTATGGATGAAGCCAAAACCCCGGCCGATGCTTTTGCAAAACAGGGCGCCCGTGTGGTTGGAATTCACAAAATTAATAATCCCATTATAAAATCGGCTACATTTTCGGAATTTACATATGGCGGAACAGAACTGGTTAAGGTTACTTTAGTCTTGAGCTATGGTCGTGTTGATACCGTAAAAAGTAAAGAAGGCGGCCACAATGCAATGCGTGACTTTTACTCCTATGAAACTACCAAGCGCTATGGACGGTCTTACCATACCTGGGACGACGACACCGTTCGCGGCTCCGGCGGAGAAGGCGACGGCGTGAGCGGGGGCAGAGACTTAGTCCCTCAATTTAATCGTCGCAAGCGAAAGGCATTCACTGACTATCCTAATTGGATGAGCACGGATAGGGTCAAAGCCACAATGAAAAGGATTAAGGTTCGACCAGGATATCCGCAACCAAGCAAGCCCGACTGGGGCTCAGAACGAACCGGCCCAGTTGCGGAAGGCGGAGTAGCAGACATACAAACCAATAAAAAACGCATTGATTATATTCGGGGTAAAATTGAAGAAAGTAACTCTTCTCATCCGCGGACCCCACCCGTCCGACGGAGCATTAATGAACTCGTAACGAGGTCTATTGTAAATGCAGTTAGCGGTAAGGATGCATTCGATGCAGAGGCAGTCCGAAGGCAGCACGAGCGCGACCTGACCCGGAGAGTTGCCCTCGAAGGCCAGGCGGAGATCGATCGCCGCGAGGCTCAATGGGCTCAAGACCAAGCGAACCAGGCGGAACAGCGCGCCGAAAGAACGCTCGCGGCCATGAAATCTCAATTCGAAGCACGCGAGACGGCTCAGCACCGGGAGGATGAGCGGATTGCCAACCGAGACCGGAACGTTGTGGATTCATTTGACCCCAACGCTGACGTCCGGAAGAACATTATAAAGAGCCGGACAGATTAATCTTAATTAAATTTAGATTAGTGATATAATTATAAAAGAAAGAGAGGTGTCAATTGACACGTAGAAACAATGCCGATAGAGTGGGAGCACCTCACCCCGACGCCCCAGACATACCAGATACATTAGAAGTAGAGCCCGGACCAGATCCGTTAGCCTTTATCGTTCCAACAGAATTTGTGACACTCCCGTCCAAAGGTGTTTACTATCCTGAGTCCCATCCACTGCATGCAGAGGACGCAGTCGAAATTAAGTTTATGACGGCCAAAGAGGAAGACTTACTTACTTCACAATCTCTTATTGAAAAGGGAATTGTTTTAGACCGGTTGATTGATAGTCTTCTGGTTAATAAAAAGATTCGTTCTCGCGATTTACTTATTTGTGAACGAAGCGCTATTCTGGTCCGTGCCCGGGCCTCTGGGTACGGCACCGACTACAGTACCACAATTACTTGTCGCAACTGTGGCACAAAGGACAAATCCTCTTATGATCTAACAACGGCTGTCTATCAGGGCCCTCTTAGCGACGAGGAACTCTCAGAGACCAGCGTAAAGCATCTTGGAGCAGGCCACTTTGAGGTGAATGTTCCTGATTCCCCGGTCCATCTCGTTTTTAGGCTTTTGAATGGTCACGACGAACGAGGAATAATGGACTTGACCGAGAAAAGAAAGAAGAAGAAACAAGAGGCTCGTTTGGTTACAGACCAGTTAAACTTTATGATTGTTTCGGTCCTCGACCATGAAGACCGAGAAATAGTTAACAGATATGTTGATTCGTTGCCTTTACGCGACTCACGCTACTTGCGTCAAGTATATGAAGCTGTGAGTCCATCGGTCACGTTGCGGAAGGAGTTCGTCTGTGATCACTGTGATCACGAGGACGACATTACGTTTCCCTTTACAACCGACTTTTTTTGGCCTGACATCTAACTATCACGAAAACGTTTACGAACAGTTTTTCTTTTTGAAGTACCACGGAGGGTGGGGGCTTATGGAAGCCTATAACTTGCCTATTAAGCTGCGCGAATGGTTTGTAAAGAGGCTGGTAAGACAAAAAGAGGAAGAAGCGGACGCCACGAAGAATGCCTCCAAGGGCGGGAGAGGGAAAACAACACTCGGCCATGGCGCCCCTCCCCCCTCAATGCCTAACCCGACAAAGTAACCTTTATCCAAAAACAAACTAATTACTATATATTTGAGGGGTTCCTATGTCCGATGAATTACAACCTGTCGTAGTTAATTTAAACGTCAATAACGAAGAATCAATGAACGAAAGCTTTATTCAGGCTTTTGGCGACATTGTTAAGAGCTTTGTTGGCTACATGTTTAAAGACGCTCCGCCCGTCGTGGGCCCGAGTCTA